CGACATTCAGGGCGCGATGACGACACGCGCGGCGGCTGGCTTTACGACGACGGCCGGTAGCAGCCAGATGTACGCGATTCAGGTCAACGTCGAGGAGCTGGTCGCCAGCGGCTACCATTGCGTCCGTCTGAAGTGCGTGGAGGTTGTCGATTCGCCTGTTCTGGGCGGCATCGCTATCGCTCTGGCTGGCCCGCGCTTCGGCGGATCTGCTACCGCGACCGAGATTGCCTAATTTATGGATCTGCGTCTCCAGCTTGTGACCGGCCCGACCGGCTATCCGCTCGAAGCGGCTGACCTTGAAGCGCACTCCCGCGCCATTGGCCAGCCGCTAGAGCAGCTGGAGCCGTATCTCTTTGCCGCAACCGACCATATCGAAACGATCACCAACCGCCGCTGCTTGACGCAGACCTGGAAGCTTTTCCTGGACTACTTTCCGGGCAGCGGCATTATCCATTTGCCGTACTCGCCGCTGGTGTCGGTCGCGCACGTCAAGTACACCGACTCGACTGGCGTACAGCGCACTTTTGCGGCAACCGACTACGGCGTATCGACGGCGCGGACGCCGGGAGCCATCGTCCTGGAGTATCAGAAGGATTGGCCTACCGACACGCTCCGCAACACCGATCCTGTCGAAGTGCAGTTTACGTGCGGGTACGGGTTGCCGACACAGGTACCACACCAGCTACGCCAGGCTATTCGTATGTTGGCGGCGCATTTTTACGAGCACCGCGAGGCCGTCATTATCGGGACGACTTCCGCGATTGACGAAAAAGAGCTACCGTTTGCAGTCTCGGCGTTGATTGCGCCGTTCCGGGTGTGGTTATGAGGGCAGGCGCTTTGAAACACTTAATCATCATTCAAGAGCCGACCATTGCCGTGGACGCCAACGGCGACCGCACCGACACATGGACCGAGTACGCGACGACCTGGGCCAGTATCGAGACCGGCAACGGGCGCGAGTTTTTCGCGGCGCGGCAGGTCATGGCCGATCTGACCCACACGATCCGGCTACGGTACATCGAAGATTTGAAGCCAGAGATGCGGGTCAAGTACGTCGATCAAAAGACCGGCAAGGCTCGCTACTTTAACATCCGCACCATCCTGAACCCTGATGAGCGCAACGAAATGCTTGTGATGCAGGCGCTGGAGGTGCTGATCTAATGGCACGCGCGCGGAATATCAGAGTCGAGGGGCTGGACGAACTGACGCAGCAGTTCAATAAGCTCATGGCCACAGCCGAAGGCCCAGCGCTGCAGGACGCCATTCTGCAGGGTGCGAGAATGCTCGAAGATGAGGTTGAGCGCCGAGCGCCGATTGCGCCTTATCCGACTCATCGCTTCGGCGCGAGTCGTAATCCTGGGGATCTGAAAAAGTCGGTCAAGTCGGCCAAAGGCCGCAAGTACAAATTTTTTCTGCAGGCCTACACGTTTACGTTGAAGGATTTGGCTCCGCACGCCTTTATGGTTGAGTTTGGCACCAAGGCTCGCACGATTCAGGGAAAAAAGATGCGGATCCGCGGCGCGGCGTTCAGCTGGCTGGCGCGGCTCGGCGACCAGGTCCGCACAAGGATTCAGCATCCCGGCGCACGGCCGAGTAGGTTCTTCCGCGACTCCATCAAGGCCAAGCGCCTGCAGATCAAGCGACTTATTGAAGCCCGCGCCAAGGCCGCGTTTGAAGCGATCGCGAGGGCCGCATGAGGCTGTACCAGGCGCTGTACAAGTACTTGCAGACGCAAGCGCCAGTAACGGCGCTGGTGGGCACGCGGGTATACGACGCGCACGCCGACCAAGGCCGGGCGACTAAGTATCCGTGCATCGTGGTGGAGATGATTGACGACCAGCAGTTTCATTCCATCGGGGCCGTGCCGACGGCAACACGCCGGCCAGTCAACTTTTACTGCATGGCGCAGGGCAACGGCAAGGCGAGTGACGACCTGGCCGACATCGTCTACGCCGCCATCATGGGCCAGGAGGCGGCCATCACCACAGCCAGCGGCCTAACGGTTCGCAGCACACACCTTAACGGGCGCAGAAACGAGTACGAGGACGCGCTCGAAACCGATAAAAAACTTTACGCAACGGTTGTGGAATTTGACATGATCCACGACGTATAAGGAGCACATATGGCAATTCTTGCTGGCAACGCAGGCAGTTTTCGACTGACCACCAACACAGTGCTAGAGATCGACACATGGACGCTGGACGTGTCTACCGGCCTTGAAGAGACCCAGTCGTTCGGCGACACCTGGAAGGAGCGCACGGCCACGATCCGCGAGTTTAGCGGCACGGCAAGCGGCCGCTTCGACAACGCCGACACCAACGGTCACGTCGCATTGAGTACGGCGTTCTTGGGCGGCACGACCGTCTCGGCGCGATTTTACATCAACGGCACGAATTACTATTCTGGCACCGCCTTTGTGCAGGGCAGTCTAAATGCTTCCGAAAACGGGCTGGTGACTGCCAGCTACACGTTTACCGGCAGCGGCGCGCTGACGTACACCTAGATTTAGGAGGCCACCATGGCAGTTCTCGCAGGCCGCAACGCAGACATCTACCTCGCCACGGGGGCGGGCACCAGCATGACCGGACAGGCGACGACCGCGCTAGGCGGCGGCGTCTACCAGATCACGCTGGCCGCCCGCCGGGCGATTAACCCCAACGCCTCACTGACTGTCATCGACGGCGTTACGACTGTTTCTCCGGCGCTCTATCAGGTCGCGTGGGGCAACGGCAAGATTGTGTTTCCGAGCTATACGCCCGCTGGCGCGATCACGGTAACCGGCTCGTTCCTGACGTTGTCAAAAGCCGCGCAGGGCACCGACTGGACACTCGATATCACTCCGACGCTTGAAGAGGTCCAAGTATTCGGCGACGCTTGGAAGACACGGGCCGTGGTGCAGCGCGAGGGCACTTGTACGTTTGGCCGCTTCTACGACGACGCGTACTTCGTGACCAACTCCAACAGCTATTACGTCATCGACCTTTACGCCGACTTTAGCAACACCGTCCGTTGGCGCTTCGGCGCGTCGCAATCGTCGGTGGGCATCAGCGTCGGCGAGAACGAGATCATTCGTGAGAACGTATCTTTCTCGACCATCGGGATCGTAGACTATTAACATGAAGACCCTTGCCGACCGCATTCTTGCGGTGCAACTCAAGACCGAAGTGATCGACGTGCCTGAATGGGACGCGAAAATTGGAATCACCGAGATGGACGCCGGCCAACGCATCCGTTTCGGAGAAGATGCGAAGCGCACTCCGGCGCTTGCCATGGTGCGGTTGCTGATCGCGTCGGCCTTTGATCCGGAGACGGGTAAGCCGGTGTTCGAGCAGGCCCACCAGGACGCGTTGCTAAAGATGTCCGGCAGCGTCATCGACCGCGTGGTTACGGAAATCTGCCGCATCTCCGGCCTAACCGAGAACGCGGCGGCTGAAGCGGCAAAAAACTAACCGGCGAGCGTAAGTTTGCATTTGCGCTCGCCGAGCACCTACACATGACAGTTGGGCAGTTGCTGGCGACGATGTCATCAAGCGAGTTTTCCGAATGGGGAGCGTATCTGGAGATGAAGCACCAGGAGCAGGAAAAGGCATCGAAAGAGGCGGCGGCTAAGGCGCGAGGTCGCCGCTAATGCCCGTACTCAGCAACCTGATCGTTCGCATCGGCGCATCGACCGACGACTTCGATAAGAAGATCAACGCGGGCCTGAACAAGATTCGGCGCTTTGGTGCGGATGTGGCGCAGGCCGGGCAGTCGTTGTCGATTGGCATCACGGCACCGTTGGCGGCGGCAGGCTTTGCGGCACTCAAGGCCGCGTCAGACATGGAGACTTTGTCGAAAGGTCTGTCGGCTACTATGCGGTCAACCAGTGCGGCCGCGACAGAGCTGGAGCGGCTGAAAGAGGTTGCAAAGCTACCTGGCTTGAATTTAGAAGACGCCGTCAAGGGCTCAATCCGACTTCAGACGCTGGGTAATAGCGCTGCAGACTCCCGCCGCATTATGAGCGAATTGGGCAACGCCCTGGCTGTGGTTGGCGGAGGCCGCGAAGACTTTGCAGAGGTGATTAGGCAGTTGACGCAGTTGGGCGCGGTCGGCAAGGTGACGAAAGAGAACCTTGACCCAATCATTGAACGCATCCCGCAAATCGCGGCCATAATCAAAGAAAAGTTCGGCGCAGCGGCGCTTGGCGACCCCGCCAAGACGTTTGAAAAGCTGGGCATTTCGTCGCAGCAGTTTATCAGCATCATCGTTGCCGAGCTGGCCAAGGGCGACCGGGCGGGCGGCACGTTTAAGAATAGCCTTGAGAACCTTCGCGACGCGGCCACGCAGACGGCGGCCGAGTTTGGGAAAGTGCTTTTGCCGGT